CATACCACCTTGTTGCAGGTGCTCCGTCTTTAGCAGGTGTATCAATATAACGAAAAGGCACATTAGTCCAGCTACCCCCTAAATGTTCGGCAGCGCCATTAGTTCCATGATGACCTGATACAAAAACATATGCATCATAATTTCCAAAACCTGATGAAGCACTTGCAGTGCTGGCGTGATATAAAGTAAATACGTACTTCACTAGATTAGTTGATGTACCAGAGGCATTAGTTCCTCTAAAATGATCCATTTGTATAGCGCCAGAAGAAGGTATTTGTCCTGCATTTCCTACTTGATCTATGCCAGTTACTTTAGTAGTCGTTGCAGAACCAGATCCATAATTATTTAAAGGTATGGCGGTTATGTTGCTATTTGCAAAACCGTACTGCCTATAGTATGCGGTATATGCGGGAGTTCCTGGAATACCTTTGCTTCCTGGCGTTGCTGGATAATATTGACTTCCAGTTGCAGTAGCTACAGTTGGTGATGTGCTAGAAACTAAACTATCAGTGGCTAAACTTCCTGAGTAATATTCATTTAAACTAATAGGATTACTGCCGCCCCATTCGCTTTGTATTTGACTAAAAGATACTGAGCCACTTGCAGGGATCGCCATTATCTATCCTCTAGTTCTTTTACTTTAGCTGTAAGTGTTTCTATTTGTTCTTGTTGTTCTTTAATAGCTTCGACTAATAAACCTACTGTGTTGCCATAATGAATGGCTAAATGTTCTTCTGGTTTCTCACCTTCTTTTATATCTACTAAAGTTTCAGAAGTGTAAACTGCCTCTGGTAATACTTTTTCTAAATCTTGTGCTATCAGTCCTGTACTTTTTGAGCCATCTTTCTTGTAGTTAAAAGTTACCCCTTTTAAATCTTTTATTTTTTCAATAGGGTTTTCTATAACTTCTATATTTTCTTTTAGTCTTTCATCTGAAATACTTCCATAAGCTGTGACATTTCCTGTGAAAACTGCGTTTCCACTAGAATCTAATGAAAACCTCTCTGATTGACTTGTTTTAATGTACATAGCATTATTTGTATGGTCATAGTAAATTTCTCCTGCATTAGTTGCAGCTGAATCACCAAAAGCAATACAACCATACCTTCTACCTACATTTTGAATTGAAAGACCTGCACCTGCAGCATTACTTGAAGCTCCTGCTTTAATAACTAAATCGTTTCCATAACTATAGCCATCTGTAGCTGGGTCACTTGAACCTATACCAACCTTTCCACCAAGAAAATAAGAATCACCATTGCTATCAAGTCTTATATCTTCGTTTTGCGAAGTATCATGAATACTCAATCTGCCATGACCTGAAATTTCTGTGACTGAAAACAAGTTATTCTGTGTAGAATCATCGCTTCCGCTTTTAAGAACTCGTAATGCTGTAGATGTAGCACCTGTAGAGAGAACCTCACAAGGCACTATAGGACTTATACCAGCACCAATTTTTGTTGCTTTTATATCTCCACTTACATCTAGTTTTTCTGCTGGACTGGAGGTGCCAATTCCAACATTTCCCGAAGCGTCTCCAAATACAGTTTTACTTGCAGGTAGTGTACAAAATACATCTTTAGTTCCTGCAGAAAAATCTACAGCAGAGTCAGAGTTAGAACTACTAATAACCGTAGTTCTTGCTAATGTATCAGGAGTAGCGTCAGTAACTGTGCCCAGCCCAACTTCAAATTCATTTGCTGATTGATGAGCAATACAATAATAACAAGTATTAGAATTACCAACTCCAGCTACAAATGTTTCAAAGCCTATTTCAGCTCCAGCTAAATTTATGGTGCCTGTGCCAGTAGAAGTGGTGGTTTCTTTTACCCTATCGTTAAGGACAAGAGCCATGCTCTCCCCCTACGCTATTCTTATAATAGCTGTGCTAGCTGCTGCTGCTGGGAAAACTATTGTGAAATCTCCAGCAGTAGAAGTTTTATCTCCACCAAAATCTATAGTGGCCACTGACTTATTAGAATCAGAACTGTTATAGATCATGCAACCTCTAGCAGTAACAGTAGCCGTACTAAAAGTAAGATCAGCAAAATCAGTTATTGCTGTGGTTCCGTCATTAGTCGGAGTTACATTTGTTAGGTTGGCTCCTCCAGAAGTATAGTTAGTACCACTGGCTTCTTGTGAAGTTGTAAATGCAGTTGTAGTTGCGCCTAGAGTAGCAGAGCTTGTATATAAAGCTAGTTTAAAAGTATCACCAGAACTGTTAGTAAAATTGTGAACACCAGTTAATAGTTCTTTTTTAAAACTAGTAGTTAAAGTTGAAGTTATTGCCATGTTTTTTTCCTCATAAAATAGCTAAAGTTTTAAAACAATTTTAGCTAGTTCTTCTTCGCCGCCTTTACTCAATTCTTGAATCAAGGTAGCTTTGTAAGATTTTATAGCATTTTCTATATAAATTAAACAAACTTGTTTTATTTGTTCTCTATAAGCTTTTGCTTGTTCTGTAACATGTGGTTCGTTGTCTTCAGAGTAACCAACTATTTTTTCAGTCAATCTTTCTGCCCAAAATTCTGGAGGATGTCCACCAAAATTTGATGTCTTTGTTTCTACTACGCCTAATTGAGGCATTCCGTCTGGAGTTATTTTCATTACCATTTTTTTGGTTCGTTATGACTTTCTTCTATGATTTCTTTTAATTGTATCTCTGCTTTGCTATCTTCTCTACCAACAAAGGTTGGCTGAGGAGTATATTGTTTTTCTTTTTTATCACTTTTTTTTCTTACTTTTAATTGTTGTTTTTCAGAATCATAATCAACTATTAAAGGATCTTCTAGTCTATGATAGCCATAAAGTTTTTCTTCTGGCTCTACAGCTGTATCTAATAAATAACTAGAGGCCGCTACTCCTATTTCTATACCAATATTCATACAATTAGTTAACCAATATTCACAACAAGCTCGACCAGCTTCGGCAAAATATAAATTACCTTTGTAACCAAAATCTATACCAAATAAATGCAAAGAACCAACTCTATGCCAGTAAGCAAAAGCTATTGCATAAGCAACCGTGTTGTTTAAATAAGAAGAATTATTTTCTGCTACTATTTTTTCGATTGGGTATTCAACTAATCCCGGACAACGATCGTCTAATTCACATGTGTAGATAGGACCTTCATGATTTAACAAAACTTCTTTCATGCCATTGGTTTGTAACCCAGCATCATCGCTATCTAAAAATCTAGAAGCTGGGTCCATCATAAAAACTCTGTCGTGTTTAATCACATTAGCTACAGCATTGATTACCCATATTTCATCAAACTGTTCGCCATTAGATCTAGCCAATGCAAAGTCAAACCAACTTTTTCCCAAGCCAACTAAAGCTATTTTTTTACCTTGAAGTTCTTGAATCTTCTCCATTTTTTCCTCTTTAAGTTACATTTGTTCTTAGTGCATCCGCTCTGTATTCATCTCTTCTGCTTCTGCCCTCTGCTCTGTTTTTAAGTCTTGCTATCTCTTCCATAAATCTTTTTTCATATTGAGCTAATATGTCTGGTTCTCCTTTTAAAAAAGTATAAGCCTCAACTAAAGAACCGTATAGCAAAGCGCTTCTTGCATTTGTTGATAACCAAGTAGTACCGCTACCAGAACCAGAAGTTAAAGAAGCTGGTTTGTAAAGATAATGAAGTTCTGCATTGTAGTTTGCATCTGGTACTGGACTTACTGTTATGGTAGATCCATTGTTAGATGCTGTAGAAAGTTCTTTATCAAAATCAGCGTAGTACAAAGGCAATCCTCTCAAGTTAGTATCAGCTGGATCTTCTGAATATTCTTGCATAAATGTAGGATGTTTTTTTAAAAGGTAATGATAATCCCCGCCAGAATCCAATACTGCTAGAGAAAAACTGGCTATATAATCTGAAGGTGTTGTTAAAAATCTATTTCCAGCAGTAAATACTCCAGTTACATTCTTTCTGAAAAAATCAAATTCTACTAGTTGAAATATTCTTTCTTCTGAATTTTTAATAAAGTCTGCAATAGTATTAACAAAAGTAGTTTCTGTGCTATCGCAAAAGTTTTTAATTAAATCTTGTAGCTGTGTATAAGTCATAATTAAATTATATCAAACTAAGGAGTGTTTGCTTGACCTCCCATGCCAGAATGATTAGTACAGTAATAATAAAGTGTTGGTGCTCCGACTGCTACTGTTATTTGTGTGTAAGCTCCAGCGCTTCCAGGAGTTCCGTTTGTAGTCACTCCTGTAGTGTATTGACTACCGCCGCCATGCGTACCATTAGATGTTGTTGAAAATCTTAATGGGTGTCCAGAGTTACTAGAATCAGATTGATCAAATCTATATGTGCTTCCTTCAGATAAATTTAAAGTTGGATAAACAGTTCCGTCTATATAATATCTATTACCTCCAGCATAAGAAGCTACAGTTACAGTGTAAAGTGTTAAGTTAGCGTTAGTTGAAATTTGTATTTGTCCAAGAGAACTCGTTAATCCATTTACGGAAAAGCCATCAGCAACATTAACATTTGTAGATACTGTTCCTAAAGAACTAGATGCAGATACTCCAGATAAATCAACTGAAACTGATGGACCTATCGCATTATCATTATCAAGAACACTAACGGCTCCCAAGTTGATAGATAATTTAGCTAATTCAAATTTACTAGGAATAGTACTAGATAACATAGAAAAGTTTTTTGTTATGCTTGGCGAAGTCACAACAACAAAACCAGTGCCACCATCTTCTGCTTTATCTGGTCTAGGATTGAATAAAGCCTCTGGGTCAGCTGCATGAGTTCTTGGTTCTAATTGTGGGTGTTTTGCATCCCATTGATCAGGACCTACTAACAAACCGTCCCAAGTTCTTTTCATATCTTTTAGTTTGTATCTAAACCCAGATATGTCGCATATTCCGTATGCTTGTTTACCTTTTGCGTAAGCCATTATGAACTTTGTGAAGGATTGATTCTAAAAGAAGCTCGATCTCCATCTTCGTCAGCAGCTCTTCTAAATTCTTCTTCGTATATTATTTTTAATTGTTCTGTTAATTGTGGATTTCTTTTCATAGATAAGTAATACGCCAAGCCAGCAACAAAACAAGGATAAAATCTAAATGGTAAGTCTACAGTATTGGTTGCTTTATCAGCATCGTCCATTCTTACCATTTTATTAAATACTAAAATATCTGTAGAGTTTTCCGGGGCTGGCCATATTTTTAAAACTGGTGTGTTTTGTTTATCCAAAAAATATTGATTAGGTCTAGCTTTAGTTCCTTTGGTTGGAATGTTTATGTATTCACTTCTACTTACTCTAGACATTTGTGTATCAGTAGTAGTTGAACCTTCAGTTCTTCTTAACACCACATCTAAAATATCTATGACATTAGAATCTAAAGTATATTCTCTAGTTCCTTCAGTAACTGTTTGGGTAGCCTCAGATATTGTCCATTGATTCAATCCTCTGTTGGCCCACTCAGCTAACATAAGATTAATAGATCTTCTTGCTGATTTTAAATCATATCCAGTTCTTAACTCTAAACCACATCTCTCATAAGCTTCTTCAATAAACTCTGCGACATTTGGTTC